GCTGGAAATTTCCTACGGATCTCACTACCATTTACTCCTCCTACTAAGTCAGGATACTGGCGAAGCTGGGAGGTTAACTCAGATCGATACCAGTCAAGATTTTTGACTGATCGATCGCTGAGGTTCTGGTTCAATCTGGATAAGAGTCTTCTTGTCTTGGTTGAATCGAGTCCGGTCATCAGGAGTGCGATTGCATACTTGATACCGGGTTTTGCCCGACTGGCGTGGTAGATTAACTCGTCAGGGAGGCCAAGACCGTATCCCCCCAATATTTTGGGAAGGTGTACGGAATGGTACGCTTCTGGGTCTCTATTGAGACTTGGGAGCAAACCATGCATCCTCTTGATAAAGAGATTTCTTATCATGATGATGCGATCTCTTGAGTAGGTCTCCGATGGGAGCCATTCAAGAGTTTTGACGAGCTGCTGGGCCTTCCCAACAGCTACGTTCTTATTATCCTTTGACAACATGGTCGATTGACCTTTTGCCAGAAGACGAACCTTGACACTGTCCACAATGAGAATTTTCTCATGTGAACGGCGTGTTTGGTTATACTGGAGATTTTCTAAAAATAGAATTCTCTCACAGTATTTTACCATAACTCTTGATAAACCATGTTTATCAGGAGATATGATTGAGCCTGATCTCTCGTGATTACGAGTAATGAGGTCCAAATATAGGTCGGGGCCAATGGCCAAATGGTCATCCCCGCCTACATGATAACATCTCCATGGTGCAGATTTTGCACTTAATGGAGAGTCAAGGAGTTTCCTACCTCCAGTAAACTGGATGTAGGCAAGCTCCTCAACTGCTAAATTTAGCAATGTTAATGAGGGTTTTGCGATAGCTTCACCCATCATTATTCCTCGTGATGTGACAAATATGTCATCATCAAGTGTAATCAATCTAGGACCAATGGTACCTAGAGCGATGTCCACGTAGGACCAATCCTCAATGAGGTTAGTCCCTACAAGGAATTCCCTAAGCATGAATCTTGTTAGATCATGCATTTGGGCATTGGTGGCATCCTTCAAATCTGAAGATAACACCTTAAAGCTAGAAATTACCCCCGGAGGTATATTACCAAGGGATCTAGCCGCATCCCATGCCTGATCGCCACGAGTAAAACTACTGTAGCAACAGGGATGAGATTTCAGGATCTCCTTTAACAGATGTGCTAAAGGGGCCTGTAAAACGTTCAGCCAATAGGCCGAAAGAGTTAC